TTTGATTCGGATATTGGCTTATGGATTCCTGATCCAGAAGTCGAAAAGGTGCTATCTTCACTCTTGTATGGTTCAAGCATACAGGATATTCGATGGCATTTTCTGAGAGCTTGTGCTTTGCGTATTGATAGCTTTGGAAGCCTGCAGTGTAGAAATATTATTGCAGGTTATATAGAGTACCTAAATGCGAAGTACAAAGATGAGCTGTGTGGCAGTGTCGTTACAGATAAGGTCACAATGAGTATGTCTGAAATCCGCGGCGTTTGGAAAAGCGATGCGTGGATCGAGGCACTCTACTGTGGTCACGAAAATGTAACTACAGAACTTGATGTTTTGAAAGAGGAATATGCTGATGCTAACGTAAGCAACCGGTCCCAGCATAAAAAACTTTTACAAGCACCTCAAGAAATAAAACAATCTACTCTTTATCTTATGATGAAGAAATCTGCAGCATCTGCTGCAAAGCCTAAGTACACAAAAGCACAAAAGCGAGCCTATAAAGCTGCCCTATTGCTCTCTGCTGCAAAGCAGGGGACTTTAGTACGCGTTAAAGGTAAAGGTGATTATGTGCCTACACGCTTTAATCGTGTTGCTGGAAAAGGTGGCTATTTTAGCGATCTCGGTAAAACTATTACTGATACTGTTGGTGGTATCACTGGGGTTTTGGGTGGGGTTTTGGATGTCGGTCACGGCATTTTTAAGACACTCACTGGCTCTGGTGATTATCGTACCAAAGCTGCTGTTGCTAAGTCTCAATTTGATGCTGGAGGAGGTATTATTAATCCGCAAGCAATGAATATGGGAGCTATGAATGTTCAGTTTGGCAAATCAGGTGTTGGGGGTAATCCTCGCATCTATCATCGTGAATATATTGGTGCTGTTTTAGGCAGCACAGATTTTAAAACTACGGTGCATAGAATTCAGCCAGGTCTTCGTGGTGCTGGTGTCCTCTTTCCATGGGGTTCATCAGTTGCGAACAGCTTTGAGCAATATAAACTCAATGGTATGATTTTAGAGTATAAAACTCGCAGTACGAATTATAGTGCCTCCGTTCAATTGGGAGCAGTTATGATGAGCACTGTGTATGATGCTGCAGCTAGTCCATTAGCTACACAGATTGCTATTGACAACCACGAGTTCACTACTAGTGACACTCCTGATAAGACCTTCATTCATCCAATTGAGTGTGCTCCATCGGAGAATGCAATTAGTACCCGATTTGTTCAACACAGTAATGCATCATCTTTTTCCGATGATGAGAGATTCAATGATGTGGGAATTTTTCAAATATCCACCATTGGCATGCCAGCAGCAGCTGTTGGTGCTATCGTTGGGGAGCTTTGGGCTACCTACGATATCACTTTTCTCAAGCCAGCACTACCTGACATTCATGTAGGTACGTCGGCATTGATGAATGCTACTGGATTGGTGGCTGGTGAGCTTTTTGTTACCGGAGGTGGGCATATTGGATGGGATCAGTCAGGGTCATATCCTGTTAATCCATTGAACAATGCCTCTTTGCAATTGCCAGTGGCTTATGCTGGAACCTATCAGCTTACTGTTATTGGCACTTGTGACTCTAATATTAATTATGTTAGCACACCTGCTAGTATTTCAGGGTTAGGATCTGATGTTACTATGATCAAGTCCTATGTTGGTTATGCAGCTAGTTCTTTTGTTTCATTGTCATCAGCCAGTTATGCATCCACATCCACTACGGCAAATGTAGGAGCAGTTAATGATAATACTAATCATAAATTAGCTACTGGTTTTATGCTTAGTTGCACATTTAGTACTATAGCTGAATCATTAGTAAATAATTTTATTACTTTCAATGCTCCTGTCTATAGTACAGGTACTGCTTCTATATCCTTCACCATCAATTCTGTGGATAACGACGTTCCATCTGGGAATTTATTATCCACACCCCCGCAAGCTTTTTCTTTGCCTGCGAGGAAGAAACAAGTTCAACAAGAATTGTTTGAAAGTGCGCGTCATGCCGCCACTTTCCAGCTAGAGTTAGATCTAGCTAAACAAACAAACGCTTCTTTGGAAGCAAGGCTTAAAACTCTTGAGACTTCTCTGCTCCGCAGGGCGTCTATCGAGAGCGATGGCGAAAGTATCAATGCTCCCGTTGTGCATGAGGAGGAAGAGCATGGTATTACGACATCTAGTCAACCTCGTGGTAGTCCCACAGCGTTTGCTACGTTGTCAAGATCACTTGGTAGAGGTTTCACTAGTGGAAAGTAGCGCCAACTACAATTCATTAGAGATTCACTCTGCCATTTGATTTTCTTTTTGAGAGCGCAATACATGCTTTATGATTTAAACAACACCCGGAATGAAAATGGCCACTCGGCGCCGCAAGGCCTGCTGGGCGTCATTAGTAGACGGTAAGTATTGTAAAAATCATTTTGTGATGGGCTACGCTCTCATTGGAGTTAATCTGTTGGAACTAGGTTTTCGAACTTCGAGTTTTTCCTATTTCTAGCTGTCTCTCCGCCTCTTGTG